GATAGAGTTTAAGTTTTTGCGCGAGGGCATGAGTGATCCATATGCGCGCGCGCCATCGCTGGGTTACAAAGACCTGATAGAAAACGGGCAGTTGTACGTGTACCCAACCGATTTCGGGTTTGGTTCAAACGCAGCGTTTGACCCCAGCACAAACCCGTTGCTGAAGGGCGTGGGACGCGTGGGCGACAAAAGCGACGCGGTGGCAAACGACGCGTTTCGTGCTGTACACGACGCATTTGGCCATTTCGGATCGGGCAACCCATTTTTCCGCGCGGCAGGCGAGGAGCGCGCGTTTCAAGAACACGCGCGGATGTATTCGCCAGAGGCGCGCGGCGCGATGGCATCGGAAACGCGCGGGCAGAATAGCTGGCTTAATTACGGGCCCTATGCCGTACCAAACAGGACGGCGCTGGGCGCAGACACCGTTTTTGCAGACCAGAAAACAGGCTTGTTGCCTGCATGGGCATATGACGTGTATGGTATGCCAGAGGAAGACGAATTGACACGGTTGCTGCGCAACCGAGAAAATTGGGCACGATGATCAGAGGCGGTTTACCTAGACGCACCATGACGCGCGCGGCGGCAGAAGCCGAGGATGCACTAGAGCGAGAAAGCCGCGCAAAAACGGTAGGAGAACAGCATGAAAAAGCCAACCACCAAATTCACGCCCTGCAAGGGCTGCCCCAACCCTGCCAAGTGCAAGGCGATGGGCAAGTGCATGATGAAGGGTAAGAAATGACTTTTACGAGATACAGCGGGTTAAAGGCAGCTATCGCAGATTTTTTATTGCGCAGCGATTTAGATGAAGCCATCCCCACCTTTATCATGTTGGCCGAGGCAAGCATCAACCGTGATCTGCGCCACTGGCGGCAGGAAAAACGCAGCGTGGCCCAGCTCGACACGCAGTACAGCGCAATCCCGACGGATTATTTGCGGCCCATCCGCCTGCAAATCACCGACGCGCCCACAGGCGAGGTGGCCCCCATCAGCACCGCGCAAATGATGCAGCTTCGCGGCGACCGCAACGACCGCGTCGGACGGCCCACGCACTATGCCCTGACGGCAGGCAGCCTAGAGTTGTTTCCGACGCCAGACATCACGTACAACGCGTCGTTGGTCTATTATGGCCGCATCGAGGCCTTGACTGATAACACCACCAATTGGCTGCTGACAGAAGCGCCAGACGTGTATCTGTACGGGGCGTTGATCCATACCGCGCCGTATCTGAAAGACGACCCCCGTATTTCGGTCTGGGGATCGCTGTACACGGCGGCTATGACAGCCTTAAATAGCACATCCGATGACGCCAAATACGGCGGCACGGGCCTTGTCATGAAAACTCGGAGAGGCGCACCATGACCTTCACCAACGACCTAGAGACACGCGTCCTTCAGTGGGCATTCACCACAGGATCGCCGACGCGCCCCACGGCGTGGTACGTCGGCCTGTTCACGGCAGCTCCCAGCGACACGGGCGGCGGCACTGAAGTGTCGGGCGGCTCGTACGCGCGGCAGGCGGTGACCTTGAGCGTGAGCGGCAACTTGGCCACCAACGGCTCTGCCATCGAATGGCCCACGGCCACAGCGAACTGGGGCACGATCACGCACGTCGCCGTGTTTGACGCCCTCACCAGTGGCAATATGCTGGTCTATGCCGCGCTGACGGCGTCCAAGACAATTTCCACGGGCGACGTGCTGCGCATTCCCGCAAACGACCTAGACATCACGCTGGACTAAGTCATGGCGGCGTACCGTGGCGCATATGGCCTAGCGGCATTCGGCATCGAGGCATACGGCCTCGATGGCACGATTTTGGATGCTGCAGCCACGTCCGCTACGTCCAGTGTTGCCACATCAGTTGCCCAGCGCATCGCACTGGCGGCGGCGACAGTAACAGCCGCCAGTGCCCCCACGGCCAGTGCCGAGGTCATACGTTTGGCCGCAGCCACGGTTACGGCCACCAGCACGGCCAGCGGGGCCGTGGTAACCATGATCAGCGCCGCTGCATCAGCAGCGGTTACCAGCGCGGCCACAGGGGCCGCACAGCGCGTACAGCAGCCCAGCGCGGCAGTCACGGCCATCAGTGCCGTTACAGGGGCCGCACAACTCGTGCAGCAGCCCAGCGCGGCAGCCACGGCCACCAGTGACGCCACGGCGCGCGGCGAGGCCGTCTATAGCGACAGCGCCAGTGTCGGCGCGCAGAGCGCGGCAGAGGCCCGCGTGGAGCGTATTTTCTCCACTGGCGCGAATGCCGCCGCATCTGCTATAGTATCGATTAACGCCACCCTAAAATGGGAAGGCACGACACCGCAGGCCGAAAGCTGGACGGCGCAGAGCGCCACAGCCGAGAGCTGGACAGCCGACGAGGCCGACAGCGCGACATGGTCGCCACAAGCGGCACAGAACGAGACTTGGACAACCAAAAACGCGACCAGCGAGACATGGACGCGGGCAGCTTAGGGGTAAAACATGGCCGATACGACGACAACCTATTTTGCGCTGGTAAAGCCAGAGGTAGGCGCATCCGAAGACACATGGGGCACTAAGCTTAATACCGATTTGGACAGCCTCGACACGTTGCTGGGCAACGGCTCGCCGATGAAGATCGACACAACCAACGACCGCATCGGCATCAACACCCTGACCCCCACGGTGGCGTTAGATGTGGATGGGACAATACTAGCGACAAACGGGTATATCGAGACGGGGGCCGACAGCACGGCCTCGTCTGCTGTATTGGAAACCTTCCGCGCGGGCGGCAGGACACAGACAGGCGGCGCTGTCCGCATACGAAACATCGGCGACGGCAGCGGCAATGCCACACAGATGATATTTGATACCAATAGTGTCGAGCGTATGCGAATTAACTCTGACGGGGTTACAGTTTCTGGCGAAGCGCCAGCCATTATTTTTGCCGAGACAGACACTACCAACGAAGACATGAGGGTACGACTAAATTTAGGTGATCTTATTTTTGAAACAATCACTGATGCTGGCGCACTCGTCCGAGAAAATATGCGTATTGAGTCCACTGGCAGCGTTGGTATTAACAAGGGAAACCCCGTGGAGGCCCTAGACGTTGTGGGTACCATTGCGGCCACGAATGGGTTCACCGACACGGGTACCGATAGCACAGCCACACAGGTTATGATCCAGAGTTTCCGCTCTGGCGAGGGATCGCAAACGGGCGGCGCTGTCAGGATACGTTCTGTTGGTGATGGTTCTGGCAGCGCCACACAAATGATTATTGATACCAATGACATAGAACGTGTTCGCATCGATGGTTCTGGGAACGTCGGAATTGGTATAGCCAACCCAAACGCAACGCTGGATGTGGCAGGCGCGGGAAGATTTACTGGAAACCTTACGGTTGAGAATACAAGCCCATCCATAACTTTTGCCGAAACTGATACTACCAATACAGATGGTAGAATTAGGATGGCTGCGGGCGACATGGTTTTTGAGGTCGTTACCGATGCGGGCGCGCAGGTTCGTGAAACTATGCGCATTGCGTCAACAGACGAAGTCTCAATAGGCGGAACAGTAGTAGACCCAACCAGCAGCTCCGATGTCGGCTTTACTTTCTCATCGAACAATACGCTGACGGTTGCACGCTCCTCTAACGCCGCGTTAAACGTGGGGCGACAGACGGATGACGGTACGATTGTAACATTTCGCCAAGCAGGTACAAGTGAAGGCAGCATTTCGGTATCGGGGTCAACCGTAAGCTATAACGGGGGCCACTTGTCGCGCTGGGCGCAACTCTCTGACAACTCTCGCCCAGACCTTCTAAAAGGTACGGTGATGTCCAACCTCGACCAAATGTCAGTCTGGGGCGACGAAGACAATGAACAGCTAAACTGTGTTCAAGTCAGCACTGTCGAGGGCGACGCCAACGTCGCAGGCGCGTTTGTCGCGTGGGACAGCGAGGATGACGGCTACAACGACATCCTGCTGGCCATGACGGGCGACATGGTAATCCGCATCGCCGCAGGCACGACCGTGCAGCGCGGCGATCTGCTGATGTCGGCAGGCGACGGGACGGCCAAGCCGCAGGGCGACGACATTGTGCGCGCCAAGACCGTTGCCAAGGTCACGTCCACTCACGTCTCGCACACATATGCGGACGGCTCCTATGCCGTACCGTGCGTCCTAATGGCCTGCTAAGGAGCTGACGATGGAAGGTATTTTCGCGTACTGGCCCATCGGCGTTAGCTTTGTTGCCGTGACCGTGTGGCTCGTCCGATTAGAGGCGGGCAGCACAGAAAATGGCAAGGAAATCAAGCGGCTGTGGAACCAGCGCAAGGAAGACATGGATGCGGCCCAGCGGGCGCGTGGCGAGACAAACGCCATGTTGGCTGAGATACGCGATGACATAAAAGCACTAATTTCGAGGGTTGGAAAATGACACGCACATTTGGATCACGCAGCACCAAAAACATGGAAGGTATTCACCCTGACTTGCGCCTTGTCTTGGACAAGGCGTTGCAGGACAGCCCGCTGGACTTCGTCGTGATTGAAGGCCTGCGCACGAAACAGCGCCAGCAAGAGCTTTTCGATAGCAAGGCATCGCAGCGGCTGGATAGCCGCCACATCACGGGCCACGCAGTCGATCTGCTGCCTATCGGCCCCAATGGCAAGCCCGCCTTTGATTGGCCGCTGTACGACCAGCTTGGCCCTGCGGTGAAAAAAGCCGCCGAGGAATTGGGTGTAGAACTTGATTGGGGCGGTGATTGGAAGAAGTTTAAGGACGGGCCGCACTTCTAGCTTGATCGTACTGCGTACCCAGCCGAGGATTGGACAACGGGCGATAAACCCCCAGCGCCACGCACCAGCGCCGCGCAGTCCAGTACCGTACAGGCATCCGCCGTGCAGATCGTATCGGGCGCGGGCGCGGGTGTCGCGGCAGTCGGCTCGCTGGATGGCACGGCCCAGATCGTCGCGCTGGCCTTTGCGGGCGTGGTCATGTTGGCCGCACTGTGGATCATGCGCGAGCGCCTGCGCCGTTGGGCCGATGGTGACCGCTGATGTGGCGCGTAAAGCTATGGTTGGCCGCGATGTCCGTGTTGATCGCGGCCTTTGTGACGGCCTACTTTAAGGGTCGCAAGAACGGTGCTATGGTGGCGGAAAACCAGCACCTCAAATCGGAGATTGACGCACATGAACGGATCAACGATGCGGACACTGGCGGTGGCGCTACTGATGTCGAGCGCATTGAGCGCCTGCAGCACATGGCAGGCAAGCTCCGCGATTGACCGCCTAAAGCCCGCCGCCGCAGATCACGCCGAAGCTCTGGCGGGCAGTGATATGCCCGCCGCGCGCAAGACGGGCCTCGCCCTGCTGGCGCAGCTATCGGCCTACGCGGATTGGGGCATCTGATGCCATTAGTGCCGCTCCAGATACCCGCAGGCGTGTACCGCAACGGTACAGAGTTTCAGGCCAGCAATCGCTGGTATGATGCAAATCTGGTGCGCTGGATTGAGGGCACGCTACGGCCCGTGGGCGGCTGGCGCAGGCGCAAGACCATGACCACAACCGCCCCACGCGCGGCACTGGCGTGGGCAGACCAAAGCGGCGACCGCTGGTATGCGGCAGGTTACTATAATACCTTAAGGGTCGTAAACGCGGCAGCGACGGCGTACAACATCACGCCATCGGCTTTGGTAGTTGGAGAGCTATCGGAAACACGCAACGTCGGATACGGCGGCAACTTCTACGGTTTGTACGATTATGGTGTGGCGCGGCCTGAAAACGGAAACTTCCAAGAGGCCACGACGTGGAGCTTGGACAATTGGGGCGGCTATCTGGTGGCCTGCTCCACCGCAGACGGTCGCCTATTTGAGTGGACATTAAACGTCGCTAATAGCGCGGCGGTGATTGCGAATGCGCCCATAAACAACAAGGCGCTGGTGGTCACCGACGAGCGGTTTTTGTTTGCGCTGGGCGCGGGCGGCAATCGGCGCAAGGTGCAGTGGAGCGACCGCGAGGACAACACCGTGTGGACGCCCGACGTGACCAACGAGGCGGGCGATCTCGAATTGCAGACAAGCGGCCAGATCATGCTGGGCATCCGCACGCGCGGGCAGACGCTGATCATCACCGACACCGACGCGCACGCGGCCACCTATCAGGGCCCGCCGTTTGTGTACGGCATCCAGCGCGTGGGGTCGTCATGCGGGGCCATATCGCGCCATGCGGCGGCATCGGTGGACGAGGGCGTGTTTTGGATGGGCGTGCGTGGCTTTCACGCCTATACAGGCAGCGCGGTGCAAGACCTACCGAGCGACGTGTCGGATTACGTGTTTAGCAACCTAAACACGGGGCAGATGTCCAAAGTGTCTGCGGTCAGCAATCAAAAGTTTAATGAAATTTGGTGGTTCTACCCGTCCAGCGCATCAACCGAGAACGACAGCTATGTCGTGTACAATTACGCGGAACAGCACTGGGCTATCGGCACATTGTCGCGCACGGCAGGCGTGGACGCAGGGGTGTTTGACGGGCCGATTTGGTTTGACGCCGCAGGCGTGGCCTATGACCACGAGACGGGCCTATCGCACAACGGCGCAACGGTGTTTGCCGAAAGCGGGCCCATCAGCTTGGGCGTGGGCGATAACACCATGTCGGTTTTGGAATTGATACCCGACGAAAAGACGCAGGGCAACGTGCGCGCGTTTTTCAAGACGCGCTTCTACCCCAACGACACGGTGCGCCAATACGGCCCGTACAGCATGGCCGCGCCGACAAGCGTGCGCTTCAGCGGGCGACAGGTGCAAATGCGCGTCGAGGGCGCGCAGCTTGCGGATTGGCGCGTGGGGGTGATGCGGCTTGATCTGGCCACGGGCGGGCGGCGATGACCTATGGCGCGATACCCCCACCTGTCACCGAAAACCTGACGCAGTGGGCGCAGAACATCGTGCGCTATTTGCAGCGCAATCTGGCGCGCTTGCAATTTAAGACCACCGACGCGTCGGCAGCGGACGACGGCGTGATCCTTTGGGATGCCGTGAATGGCTATCCCGTGGTCAGCAAAAACAACGTGTGGCGGCAGATTGTGCTGGCCGATGGGTACGCGATTTTTGGGCAGGATGCCGACATCACGGCGGCGGCGGCAGACACCGCGTACAAGATCGCGCTGGATAGTATCACCGCGCAAGGTATTACGCTGACGGGGTCGCCGCTGACAGAAATCACCTTTGTCGAGGGTGGCTTGTATTCGCTGGCATTCACTGCGCAGATCGAAAGCACGTCCAGCAGCGCGGTGGAATTTCGCTTTTGGCCGCGCAAGAATGGTACGGATGTGACAGGCAGCACCATCGTCGCCAGCCTGCACAATAACGGCGCGACCATTGTCGTGTCGCGCACGGCGCTATTCAGTCTGGCCGCAGGTGATGTGTTAAATGTGATGTGGGCAACGGATAGCACCAGCGGGCGGCTGAAGGCCCACGCGGCCACGGCCTACGCGCCAGCGTCGCCGTCAGTGACGCTGGCAATTACACGGGTGCGCGCGTGAATGTGATCGACGCCAACCGCGAATATATCGAGGCTGCGCTGGCACACAGCAACGGCACGCACGACTTCGAGAGCGTGCGCGCGGCGATCTTGGCGGGCGAAATGCAACTTTGGCCAGCGTCCAAATCAGCAGCCGTGACAGAGGTTGTGGAGTATGCTAAAAAGAAGGTGATCAATGTCTTTTTGGCTGGCGGCGACTTGGATGAAATTACGCGCGGTATTGACAGTGTGGCCGCATGGGCCAAAGCACATGGCTGCGACAGCATGACGATAGCGGGCCGCAAAGGCTGGACTAAGGTTTTAGACAAGCACGGCTTTGCGCCTGCATTTGTCGTAATGGAGAGGGCTTTAAAATGAGCGGAAGCTCTACATTGAAAACAACCGTGCCCGCGTGGCAAAACCGCGCCGCGCAAAACGCGCTGGCGGCGGCCAACCGCGTGGCGAATATCGGGTACACGCCGTACTATGGCCCCGACGTGGCGGCAATGACGCCGATGCAAATGGCTGCATTCGCAGGTACAAATCAGGCCGCAAGCGCGTTTGGGATGCCCACGTCAGACCCGATGGCGGGGATGCCTAAAGCGCAGAACTTTAATGGTACGATGGCTTATTCCAGCGGCAACCTGTACGATCAGGCGCTGGCCGAGCTGCGCCGCCGTAACCCAGAACAGTACGCCGCACTCACGCGGCAACTCTTGCCAGAACGTGGGCAGGGCGGCGGCGGGCGCGCCAACAACCCCAACCGCGATGGTGGCAGCGACAACCGCAACCGTGGCAATGGGACGGGCGTGCTGGGGCGTAATGGTGACACGTCGCGCGGCGGCAATTCAAATAGCGGCGGGGGCTATACGTCGGGGCGAGATATGTTTGACGGCGGCGGCGCGGGCCGTAGCGGTGACACCTTCAGCGGCGGCCCGCTTTCTGACACGCTAAACCGTGTCGGGGTTCGCCCCGTGCATCCTGCCACGCCAACGCCTGTATCGCGGCCTGTGGTACGTCCCGTGGTGACACGCCCACGCTCGGAGTATTTTTAATCATGCCAACGCCAAACATCTTTCAGCAATCGTCCAACCTGTTTAGTCAAGCAGCGGCGGGGCCAAACATCGGGCAGTTTTACAACCCGTACACCACCGACGTTATCGATCAATCGATGGCAGACTTGGAGCGCCAGCGCCTAGCGCAAATCAATGCCACAGGCGCGGCTGCATCGCGGGCGGGCGCTTTTGGTGGATCACGCCACGGTGTGGCCGAGGCTCAAACCAACTTGGGGTTTGGTCAGCAGGGCGCGCAGATGGCCAGCGGCCTGCGTCAACAGGGCTTTAACACGGCCCTGCAAGCAGCCCAACAGAACCAACAAAACCAATCGGCGCTGGCGGGGCAGGGCTTCGGTTTTGGGCAGACCATCAATCAGCAGCAGTTTGCACAGGGCGAGCAGATGCGCGCGTTACAGCAGCAACTGATCGATGCCGCGCGCGGGCAATACGGCGGCTTCACGGGCGCGCCGCAGAACTCGCTGGCGACGATCCTAAATGCGTTGGGGGCGATGCCGAACCAAAGCACGGTAACGAATACACAAAACCCAGGAATTTTTGGGTATCTTGGCGCGTTTGCGGGCCTATAAAGCAGGAGATTGGCGTGGTTGATCTGGCGTACCTAAAAGACAACGTGTTCGCGGGCGAAAGCGGCGGCGATTACAATGCGCTTTATGGGTACGCAAACCGAGGCAGCGGGCCGTTTGGCGGTGTCAAAGTCACCGACATGACGATCAACCAAGTGCTGGACTTTACAGACCCGCGCGGCCCATACGCCCAATCTGTCAAGGGCCAGATCGGGCGCGTGGCCACGCCGACGGGTGCGTATCAGGTGGTAGGCAGCACGCTGCGCGACGCGGTGCGCGGGTTGGGTTTGACAGGAAACGAGAAATACGACGCGGCAACCCAAGACCGTATCGGCCAGTGGATTTATGAAAACCAAGGGCCGCAGGCATGGGAAGCGTGGGGCCGAGGCGGCGGGGGCAACACGTCCCTGATGGGCGGCACGGGAAACGACAATTTGGGGGCGGGTATGGAACCTGAGCAGACGGGCCTATTGGGGTTTTTGGGCAACGACGAAAAGCGGGCGCGCCTGTCGCTCGCGCTGTCGGGCCTGTCTATGTTCCCAAATCAGGGCGTGCAGGATATGGCGCGCGACACCATCGCACGGGCGCAGCAGGGGCGCATCGATCAGCAAGCGCAAGCAAAAACGCAGGCGGCAGAAAACCGCACTCTGCAATACATCGCAAACTTGGGCACGCCGCAGGCCGAGCAGGCGCTGGCCTATGCGCAGGGCACGGGCGACGTGGCGGGCGCGCTGAAGATGGCAATGCAGACGGCAGACCCGATGGCCGCGATTGAACTGGAAAAGGCGCAGTTGGAAGTTGAGCAACTGCGCAACCCACAGCCAGAGTTTCGTCGGGCAACTCCAGAAGAAGCCGCCGCATACGGCGTGCAGGCGGGGCAATTCGGCCCTGACGGCAGGTTCTACGCGATTGACGTACCGCAGGGCATGGTGATGGAGAGCGATGGACAGGGCGGCTTTACGTTTAGGCAGGGCGCGGGCGTGGGCGGGGCTGGGGCTAGACCAGCGACCGAGGGTCAACTATCGGGCGCGGGTATGCTGCAGCGTATGACGGCGGCCGAAGAAATTTTGCGTTCGGTTGAGCGCGAAACGGGGCTGGTGGCAATTCCGATTGATAAAACGCTTTTGATGGGTACGGGGCTTGAGGGTTACACATTAACCCCTACCGAGCAACGTATCACGCAGGCGCAGCGCGATTGGGTGCGCGCAAAACTGCGCAAAGAATCGGGCGCGGTCATTGGAGCAGACGAAATGGCAGACGAGATACGCACATATTTCCCGCAAGCGGGGGAAGGCCCAGAGATAGTGGCGCAAAAGGCCGAGGCGCGTCGCCGCGCAGAAGCGCAACTACAAATCGGGGCGGGGTCGGCTGCAGGGCAGGCAGGCGCTTTGTCAGCGCCGTACACCGCCCCAATACGCGCCGACGAATTGAGACGTTTGGGGATCGGTGGCAGTGCGCCAGCGGGCGGCGGGGGCCAGCCTGTCGTAATCGACGGCGTAACAATTCAGCGGGTGGAATAAGATGGCGGATTTCCTACTGACCACGCCAGACGGGGCCAAGTATCGCGTCAGTGCCGACACCGAACAGGCGGCATTTGCCGCACTGCAAAAAATGTTGGGGGCCACGCCACCAGAGCCTGAGCAGGGCCTGATGGGGCGCATATCCGACTTTGTCACAGGCGCAAAACGTGATCCAGCCATCGGCGGGCCGCTGTCCATCGGCCTGCCAATGACCGACGCGCAGGCCGCACAGATGACAGCCCTGATGGCGACGACAATGTCGCCAGAGCGCCTGAAGTCTGGCCTGCAACGTATTGAGCCAGATGTAACATTTCGTGAAGACGAGTACGGCACGCTGATTGCACAGTGGCCCCGCAAGAACGAGCGCGGCGAGGTCACGGGCTATATGCCATTCTACCCAAACCCAAAGGGCTTGGACATGACCGACGCGATGCGCGTTTCTGGCGCAGTGGCTGCGGCGACGCCCGTGGCCAAGGGCCTGCAGGCGCTGGGGCTGACCACGCGCGGCCTGCTGGGCGGCGCAACAGTGGGCGCGACGGAGGCCGCACTGGTCGAAGGCGCAAGCTCAAACCTGAGTAACGCGCCGTACCAAGTGTCGGACATCCCGATGGGCGCGCTGGGCGGCGCGGGCGGCGAGCTGCTGGGCCGCGCCGTGCAGGGTCTGAT